CATTTTAAAATTACCTCAATAAATAGAAAGAAAAAAATTTAGCCTTTCCTTTTCATAGCGGCATAGGCTTCACGCCCACCACTATTCCAATTCTCGACCATCCAGTCCACCGATTGAGGCTTCGGAGTTGAGCCACCTACGTTACCCATACTGCCAGTGCCACCGTTAGTAGCCCTTACAAAATGCGGGTTAGTAGTCAAAAATTCTGTAACCATTTCATCAACAGATAACAAATCGCCTTTGTCGTTATAACGCGGCGTACCGTTAGCGTCTAATACTTCAACTGTACCATCGCTAGACAGTCTAGTGTTACCTTTTAATAATGCTGTTACCTGCGCTGTATCAACGGCATTGTTACGGCTTGCAGATTGGGTTAGTGCGCCATCAATTAGCGTCTCCTGCAACCGTGATTTATAACTGCTGATTTCAGCGTCTTTCTTTTCGACTGTTTGCTTTAAGATGCTATCAAACTCGCCGCGTTGCTTTTGTTGCTCGATTTCAGCTTGTTCCTTTTGAGTAAGTAACTCTTTGGCTTCATCTAAGTTGATGCCGCCTAGCTTCTTATCAAACTTGCGCTGTTCTCTAGCAATACGGTCAGCAACAATGCGGTCTAATTCATCTTGTGTAAACGTCTTAGCCTGAGTTTCTACTGCCGCTGTCTCAGTTTCAGCTTGGTCTATGGTTTCCATGATTTCTTCGCTCATGTAGCGCACCTCGTTAAGAGTAGTTAGTGAATTACAAGCATATCACAAAATTATTTTTTTGTTTTACGCTTTTTCTTTTTAGGCGGTCTGCCTACTTTTGAACCGTATGTTCCCTTACCCTGTGGCATAGCAATTACCTCTTAGTCAAATACAGGTCTAAATCTATGGCGGCAATTATAACCGCCAGCATCTCGCAAAGGGTTTGAGCCGCTTTTGCCAGACCACTCACCTTGCCAAATTTCTTTCATTTCGTCTAGGGTATAAACCTTATTAACGTGTTTATTGCAAAAATCTCGTGTAGCTTCATCTTTGCTACCCTTGTATATAAACTTAGTCGCACCACTATCTAATGCTATCTTAGCGTTAATACTGCGGTCAAACTGCATCAGCGCATCATGCACCTGCTGGCTTGCGTATCTAGCCATATCTTTACCGACTGCTTCTTGTACTGCTCTTACGCTAGCAGCAAAACTAGTGCCTGTTAGCGTATTTTCATAAACCTGCTTAGCTATAATATCTAAATACTCATTACCTAAATCAGCAAACCCCTGAAAGGTTAGAGTCTGTAGCTGGCTAATTACGTTGCGGTCTAAATCAGTAAAATTACCATAGTTAGTTAACATATCAGCAATTTCATCGGCTACTGTAGAATATTCGCGCATAACTTCATCAACTACGGTTAAATACTCTGCTTGTATAGACGCTCTAATTTGCGTTCTAGCCTGTACAGCCCACTCTAGGTCAAACAGTTCGCCATTGCTTAATGGTGCAGTAGCAAGCAAATCTACTATACGTGTTTCGAGCGTAGCTATTGCGCTTATTAACTTAGCTTGGTGCCTGTCTGCTCTAGCAATCAGCGCATCTAGCTGTTGAGTATCAGTTGGCATCTACATTTGGCTCAATAAACTGCCCTAAACCCTGCGTACCTTGCTCTATTTCGTTATGTGCCTTTACAAGCATTTCATCATCAAGCAAAAGGTCAGCAATCTTTTTGTCAATTTCTTTAGCTAGTGTGCCTGACTGTACGCCACTGGCTCGCATCTGCTGTAGGAATACTAGTTCTTTATCGTAGTCGCGCAAGTCAAAGCTGTCAGGGTAAAACACCTCAACATCAGCAGTTACTTCTTGCCACTCACAAAACAGTTGCCACAACTGCTCCTCGCAATGCTCCAAAATATCTGCTTTTTCAGCTAGTTTAGCGTTAAGCATTTGGAACTCGGTTTGCATTGCAATACCAGACTGTGTAATAGCCTCAGTACCGCGTACAGCACCCATGTGCGCCATACGGTTAATAGCCTGTACTTTGTCGTCAATACTAGCCCTAACAGCGTCAAGGTTTTGCCCACTAGGTTGCATTTGGTAAGGTTTCAACTGCCCATCCATATCATCAGGCAAGTTAATAATAGCACCAGCACCAGCGTTAGCGTCTGTGTCATACGTCTTAACTAATGTAGGGTGGTTACTAATACGAATTAGCTGCTCTATTTCTGATAACTCTTGGTAGATAGCGCGTTGCATATTTGCAATATCTGCAAGGTCGCTAATACCAATGCCTCTAGTGCTACTGCGCTGTGCAGGTAAAAATACAGCAGGTATCTTGCCAAGCTGGTTATCAACTGTTTCTAGGTGCTGTTCAGCGTCACCAGTTACCTTGTAATACTCAATGCTATCCTTGCGCCATATTCTAAAATACTCATCAACGTCAGTTGCATCGATGCGCTCTACAGCTTCACGCACTTTTAGATAAACTAACTCAAACCTGCCGCTAGGTGTACGCTCATAACGCCAGTCGTAAACATTCTCAGGCGTAAACATATTTACATAGGGGCGTATCTGTTGCTCTAGTTCTTGCGCCTTTGTGCCGGCGTTAGATGCTGGCTTATCTACCATAATCCATACGTTGCCATAAACGCTAGACAGCACTTGTGCCTCGCGCATAAACGTATTAAACGAGCGACCATCTAGGTCAGCATCTTTTAAAAATGGCTCTAGTGCGTAATTACCAGATAGGCTGTTAAACGCTCTAGTAGGCGGTACGCGCCACAAAAAACTGCTGTGTATATGTATTACGTTTTTGCAGTGGTTATCTATCGGGGTTAGGTCTATACGGCGGTTATATTCGTCTTTGCTTTCTGATATATATTTAGTTAGGTAGCCACCATCTTGGTATGCCAAACCGCCCATGTAACTACGCAAATAAAAATCCCACTCAAGTTTGTAATCTTCATATGTAGGGTGTTTATAAGTAATATCTTGGTTATCCATCAAGTCCACCTAGTAGGCTGTGTAGTGTTGTATTCGGTTCTAATTGGAAACATATATTCAACTAAGTAGCCAAGCGCATCATTCATGTGGTCAAAACCATCTTTATTAGGCTGGCTAGTTCCCTCTTTATACGTTTGTCGCTCTAGGCTCTTAATTGTCTGCCTACATTTAGGGCTCACAAAAAAATGCCTTTCGCCGTTACCTGCTTGTAACCGGCTGTTCACCGCATTAATCCTATCCCTGACTAATGGATGCTGTTTCTTAACCTTAACGCTAAACCCTGCGTTTTGTAAAATCGACAAATCTGTGCGACCACCTGCGCTTGTTTTGCGCTGTCTTGATGCTGGGTCAGGATATATAATGCAGTGCCTATCAGAATACCTATTCTTAATTTCAGCAACCATTTCGTCGGTGTTTGAGCCATACATAACTATCTCATCAATAGCTAGCAGGTCTTGCCCATGCCGCAAGCATATAACCGCACTCATTGGGTCAACATTAAAATCTAAACCAATATGTAGTGTACCACCAGTGTCATCTATATTAACAACAGATAGTTCCCTACTAAACGCATAATATATCAAACCGCTGTAAGTAACAAATTCTGCGGCGTATTCTTGGTTAAACGTGCGCTCATCTAAATCAAGCCTAGCTTGTTCTATTTCGTCTGCTGGCACATTACCGCCGTCTAAGGTTGTGTACTGAAAGCTATCCCAGTTGCCGCCAGGCGTTAAACCTGTAGCCCATATATCGTAAAAGTGATTACGACCTTTAGGTGTTCCAATAAACAACGCACTGCCCTGCCTATCTGATAATGATGCGCGTATAACCTCGCTCCATGTTTCAGGGCGCATATCTGCAAACTCATCTAACACTACAAAATCTAAAGCCCTGCCGCGCAAGTTGTTTGGCTTTTCTGCACCTTTAAGGGCTATGTTACTGCCATTGATTAAACGCATTGTTAGTGCTGTTTCGTTTGATTTGTATATGTACTCATCAGGTATAGTTTGCAATAGCATATCCCACGCTATTTCTTTAGCCGCACCATAGGTGGGGGCTACATACCATACGTTTTTGTTTTTGCCGTCGATTGCGGCGCGTAGTATTTCTAAGGTAGACAGAAAGGTTTTACCGAACCTGCGCCCAGCAACAACTGCTCTAAACCTAGCAGTAGAACTGAATATGTCAGTCTGAGGCTTCGTCAGTTCCATTATGTAAAACAATATTTAGTGGTGGTATTTCAAGCGGCTCTGCTTGTTCTTCTTTCCAGCCGCCCTGCGTTTTTAGGTAAAAGATATTAGCAGACACATTACCCTGCTTGGCTAGTTTAACTAGGTTGCTACCCATGCTTGCTACCTGCTTAACTTTACCCTTTTTATACGCGGTAGAAACCTCTGGTTGACGCTTTTCAATTTCGCGCAGTGTTTTTTCTGTTATGCCAAAATAATCTGCTACTTGGCTTTTGTTAAGTACAGCAGATAGTGCCTGTAGTTCTATAACCTGTTCAGGTGTAAATACTACCGGCGGTCTGCCGCCCCCATCGCCTTGCTTGCCATTCTTCATTTAACAGCCTTTAACTCGCCTAAATTAGCATCAGCAAAATCTGCCTTGCGACCATTGATATACATATCGTTAAACTTATCGCCTGTGCTTTCGATTACGGCTTCTTGCCCTGTAAAGTCTTGCCACCGCTTAATAATAACATCGCAGTATTTAGGGTCTAGTTCCATCATTCGGCAATACCGATTAGTTTTTTCGCAAGCAATCAATGTAGAGCCTGAGCCGCCAAATAAGTCTGAAATTAAATCACCGCTTTTACTGCTATTGTTAATTGCTTTTTCAACCAATCCAACAGGCTTAGGCGTTGTATGCCCAGCAACTCTCTCTTTGTCAAAATTCCATACAGATGTTTGCTTTCTATCTGAATACCAACTATGAGAACCATTATTCATCCAACCATAAAGACAGGGTTCATGCTGACTCTGATAATCAGTTTGGCTTAGTGTTAAACTGTTTTTTGCCCATATTATCATTGAGCTAAAGTGAAAAAACTCTCTAAACACTAAATTGAAAACATCTGCACATCTATCAGAGTGGAAACAGTAAATGCTTGCTCCATCTTTGCTAGATAAAATGTACGAGTTAAATGCTCCTCTTAATAAATCTTCAAGACCATCCCTCGAATCATTATTTATGCCTTTATAATCAACGCCATAAGGCGGGTCAGTAAACACCATATCGGCTTTATTTCCTGCCATTAGCTTATCTACTGCATCTATACTGGTAGAGTCACCACACATTAGCCTGTGGTTGCCTAATATCCAAACATCACCCTCTACAGTAACAGGGTCATCTTCTAACTCAGGAACGCTATCTTCATCGGTTAAACCCTCTGCAGGTTCTTCCTCTAATAAGCTAGATAGAAAGTCATCATCAAAACCAAGCAAGTCAATATCAAAATCTAACTCGGTTAAGCGGTCTACCTCTACCTTTAAAGCATCTATATCCCAGTCAGCGTTTAATGCTAATTGGTTATCAGCTATAACATAGGCTTTACGCTGTGCCTCTGTAAGCCCTTTTAAGGTTATAGTAGGCACTTCATCTAGCTTTAATTTCTGCGCCGCTAACAGGCGACCATGCCCTGCTATAATACCGCTATCATCATCAAGCAATATAGGGTTAGTGAAGCCAAACTCTTTTATACTTGCGGCAACCTGTTGAACCTGCGCTTCGCTGTGTGTACGCGAATTGTTAACGTAAGGTATTAAATCCCCTGTAGCCCTATAGTTTATTTTTAACATTACAAATCTGCCCCAAACGATTGCCTAACATCCATTATAGGATTGCGTATTATTATATCTTGTTCTTCTGGCGGTAAGCCCTTGCACCTACAGTCAACAGCATCTTTCCAGTACAGCAAAGCAGTTTTAATTTGATGCCCAGCACTAGGGTTATCAATTAGGCTTTGTGTAATCTCATCTAGCTTAGACAACAGGTCGAACCAACCGTTCTCCTCGCATTCAGCAACTCTTAAACTTAACTGTAAATTTAACATAGTAACACCTCGCCT